ATCTCTTTGCTTGAGCTTGTCATTGTCATATATGGATAAACCGGCATAAACATCACCTAAAAGAATATATACAAATCATGATATTGCATAAAATGCTATTATATCAAATAAAAATTTAAGTCAAGGTATGGAAAAACAGAAAAGCCATACCTTGCCAACTCAACATTCCCCAATTACTAAACACATGAAAAGAGAAAATATGTGCAAGATTGATGATGAATTTTTTATCACTACTCAAGGAAAGATTTATTTTAAGGGACAGGTCTATGAGTTGGAAGACTGCGACTTTAATGAAGGTGCAAAAATTGTCATCCACTATGGAGAAAAGAAAATTGAAAAGCTACTCAAAAAAGACATTAAAATAAAAGTGATCCCTGATCAGTTTATATTTCAGAAAGAAGACGACATGTTTTTATCTCCACTAGACGAGCCAATCATGACAGCACAAGCTCAGCCCGTTCAGCCCATTCACTCAACCGTTGAATTGCCCCCTGAAATCGATCAGTTTGAGCAACTAATGAAAATCACAAAAGACAATACACCTCTAGCGCTCATCATCCTAATCGTATTGATGTTTCAAAGGATGCAAAAGAAAGAACGAGATGATAAAGATCATGCGCTCGTTTGTGACTTTGAAAGAAAAGAGATTGAGAAAAAGATCAATGTTTTAGAAAGCAAGCTAGACAGCCAAGCCAAAGATCAAGCAAAAATCCTTATAGGTGATGATGATCTATCTGATCGATTGGATAAGGTGGAGGAAAAGATCAAGAAGATCAATGCGTCTTTGCCTTAACATTCGCAAGACGATTGATATAAAATCTCTCATCGATACCATACTGATGAAATAAGTTTCTCATGCGATCCCTACTGATATCAAACATTCTCGCAAGACCAGCAAAGGACTGAGCTTTATCTAAAGCCTTCAATATCTCATCTTTTGAAATTTTCTTGAGTTTAGGCTTATCTTTGGCCTTAGAATGGCGATGCATTTTTTCTTTTTTAATTCCAAGCTGGTCGCATTTAAATCTAACGGCCGAGATAGTCACGCCCAACTCAGAAGCGATCTCTTTCCAAGTTCTATCTGATGAAACAGCCTTGATAAGATCTGCGTCGCTAATCCTCTTTGATTGAACGCCCTTTTGTGGCTTTGTGTATTTACCACAATAACCTTGATAAACCTCGCCTCTTTCGATCATATCCTCGATCATGCACAATCTAGGATCTAAATCATATTGTCTCATCTGATCCTCCATCCATCTTTAAAACAGCCTTTTTTAATCGCCCACCATATCGCCTCTCAAAAGATCTGATCTTAGATATCACCTCTTGATCAAGGATGTGATGCACCCTTTCCAACTTCTCGGATGTGCCTAGAATAAATCCTCCATCGATCCACAACTGAATCAGTAATTTGTTTCCATACATGTCAATCTCCTAGATGAAACAACGGTTCATGATTGCTTATTCTCTCAATAGATTTGCGATGATAGTTCTCATCCCTTTCAATGCAAATGAAACGGCGATTTGCGTTCATGCAAGCGATGGCTGTTGTACCGCTACCACTGCAATTGTCTAGCACTAGTTCGCCTTCGTTGGTATAGGTTTTGATTAGGTATTCAAAGAGGGCAACGGGCTTTTGAGTTGGGTGTTGCCCTCGTTCACAATCAAAATATAATGTGTTTCTTGGATAGTTTTCATATTCTTTGCTTGTATGTTCTTTGTACTTTTGATTTGTTTTGTCCCCATACATCTGCCTATTGAAATCATTGTTCTTTGTCCGCTTTGTACTTCGTACACGATCATCAAAGTTAAAAGTATATGGATCATGAAACTCTTCTTTCATAGCTTGCAAAGTTTCAAAGTTCAAAAAGCCCTCCATCTGGTCAATCTTGAAACACTGTATCAATTGATCATAAGTTTCTTTTGTGCATAGATCAAACTGTGATGATGTATATCTAAAGCAATGATCAACACATTGACCAATAACAGCTATGATATGTTTTTTTGATAATCCTATGAACTCATGAACTTTCTTAAAATACGCTCGTAATTCCTTGTTAAATTGTATCTCTATATCATCTTTTCTAGGTGGTCTAAACACAAGTACATTCTCAAAATATCTATGTGGTTGTATGCCTACTAAAGCAAAATTTGAATGTTGGTTCTTTATCCACACATAATCATGATTAAACCATGTTTCTTTGAATGTCATGAGCTTTGCACAGAACATGCCTTGTGCTGTCAAAACAATGTTCCCATTATCCTTGATCACTCTTGCATACTCAGCCCAAAGTTTGCCCATGTCAATAATAGAATCCCATGAACATGCTGTTGTACCATAAGGCAAATCACATAGGATCATATCAACGGATTTGCTAGGAATGGATGGCATCAGATCAAGGCAATCGCCCAAGTGTACCGTGTTTTCTTTTAGCATTAGTGATTCCTCATCGCCTTGATATGCGACTGAACAAAGTTAAGTTTATTCTTGACCGTTGGAGATGTAGCAGGCAAAGGCTTATCAGCAACGATCTCGCTATCACGCCAAAGCCAATTTATGACATCGTATCTAAGAGCATCTAACGGATCTTCTCGACCGTCTTTTTTAGGCGTTTCTTTGCCATCCCAAGCATAAGACAAAATAGCTTTTCTGAATGAATTCCCAATAGAGCTTGCCCCTCGTTCCCATACTTCAGAGGTGCATAAAATTCTTCTTTGATGGATCAGCCTTTTTACTCTTTGAATACCGTTTAAAATGTCTGTTCGTATTGGATCAGTGCACCACCTAAAAGGCATCCCTATACCACCTTGATCAGGATGCTTTGAAAGTTCATGAAAGGCTGATTGGGCTGTACGATCTGATCTAGCTGATCCAGCCTTATCACCACTTGCCCCGTCTAGTAAAATGCGATTGGGATATCGTCTAGCTAGATCACGAGGGCAAGCTACCTTTAAGATTTCTTTAGCAAGTTCTGAAAGCGTGATTTCTTGAGGGTTGATTTCAGCACAGATGACATCAGCTTCTAAGGTTGGATCATGTGCCAAGATCAGAACGGAAGGTTTTCTAAAGCCAAAGTCAATGACAAGCCTTGATGACATGCTCTGATCATATTTCCAATTGCTGATAACATGGCTTGAAGTCCATTCGGAATAAATCACGCCTTGAGGTGGTCTAGGTTGATTTTCAACCATTGCCAACCGTTCAGACTCAGGCAAATTCTTGACGGCATCAAACCAAGCTTCTGAGAGGTTGGCTTTATTGACATGGCTAGCATAGAAGATTGGCGTGCATCCCGCCTTTTCAGCAAAATCAACCCACCAAGCACCCCAAACGGGCAAGCCTACCATGATCATCTTAGGCGATGGGCCTGATCTAAGACGCCCCAAGGTTTTCTGAGCGACCTCTTCAGATAGTGTTTGACACTCATCAATCAAGGCAAGCCCCGAAGTGATATTAAGGCCTTCAAGAGGGTTATGTGTAGCGTCCCTTGTGCCTGGTCTAAAATAAGATCGACACCAAACGACATGCCCATTTGGGGCAGTCCATTTGCCTTCTTGCTGATGATAAATCCAACCATAAGGTACAAGCCATTTCTCCAACTCAGGGCCTAAAACTGATCTATAACGGGGGGCTGTATCAGTGACTAAGAGAGACGATTTATTGGGATGTATGCTTGACCACGTCCATAAGGCGAAGACTAAAGCTGAAGTCTTGCCGCTACCCCAACCAGCACGAACGGCAATAAATGGATCGTCCGAATAGATCAAGCGATCAATCAGATCAACTTGTAAAGGATTTAATTTAAGCTCAATATCAATCTTCTTCATCGCTTTGATCTTCTATTTCAGGCAAATCATGCTTGATCTCAATTGATTTTTGATGCTTCTCTTTTTGCACCTGCTGAATCACATTGATGATAACCTTTGAGTCATCGCCTTTAGTGTTCATGTCAATGGTCTGCTTCTCTCCAAACTCTAGAGGAAACTTTCGAGCGAGTAGCCATTGGGAAGCTCTGACATCGTTTTCAGAATGCCTTTGAATGTTTTGCAAATGCTTGAGTTTAAGGGATATTTCAGCCCTCTTGACATCAGCCACTAACTCAGCATCAGCCTTCATCCATGAATGAAAAGTACTGTATGAGATGCCAACAACTGAAATCGCATCAGTTTGAGAAAGGCCTTGAGAAATAAGCTCAAGTATTTGCTCAGTTGCCACAAGCCTCTTCTTTTTTGCGATCTCAGCTTTATCTTCTGAAGGCTTTTTTGCGATTGCTTTGGTCGCTTTAGAATCAACTGTATCGATTTTTGTAGTAGTTTTACTCTTTGCCATGATCAAGCTTTCTGATAATTTTAGTTGTGATTTTCTCAATAGCATCATCATCATCGCTTTCAAGTACTAAATCAATTTCATCTCTCTTCAGACCGTCAAGCAATATCTTTTCAGCAAGTTTTGAGATCTTGACTGCATGTCTATCGCTGATCGTATCTAGCAAGCTGATCAGCTTAGT